CCTCCTACTTCTTCAGCATAAGTTCCAGCATCTGATCCAACTTTCTGTCCATCTTGTTCATTTCCCGTATAAAATCATCCTTCGTCAGATACTCTGCTTTGATCTGTTTGATATCAGCCCGGCATTCGTCAAAATCTTTTTCATGCACGTTCTTGGGTGTATAGTCTTCACGAATCTGCCGGATGTCTTTTTTTAATTCCTCGGTGCTTTCTTTCAGATCTGTCTTAGTAACCCTCTCACTGTCTATCCTTCTGATCTCCTCTCCATGCTTGTCAACCTGACTCATGGTGCGTTTCAGAAAATATGTAATCACTCCAATTCCCAATGTGATTGCTGTAGTTATAATCCATTCGCTCATCCTCTCACCTCGCACAAAAAAAGATACACCTGCGTGTCTAACACAAGTGTATCTCCTAAATCATAAATATTAAAATAAAGCACTTAAGAAAATATATTCATTCTAAGAAGTCCGTAAGATTCATCTGACCATCTATCGGTCTGGCTTTTATCTCTTTTGCTTTGTCTAAAACTATATTGCGAATCCACGTTTCTGTCAATCCATATTTCAGAGCCAGTTCTTTGTAATTGCTTCCGTCAAACTCCTCTTTAATCAGTTCGTCACGAACTGTTTTTTCCAGACTTTCAATTTTCGGAATGTAAATGGAAGTGCCATTAAAAGCCCTCACGAGGCTCTTGAAAGCCTCCAGTCCAATCAGTTCCGCAAGCACTTTCTGCTCCTCGTCCAGATTTTCCATTTGCACCATTTCCAACAAATCCACTATGCCTCGCCTCTCTTTCTGGCACTTGCCACATATCTCTTTAAAATCTCAATCAGGTTATTTCCCTGTTCAAAAGTAATCCATGCAAATGGGTTCCTGGCAACGGCATCCGCACCAAACTCTTTTTTAATTACCGCACAAAGCCTGTCCCCCAGCTGCACATCGTTTGGCACCTCATCACATTTTTTCAGTTCATACATGAGAAACCAGATTTTTTTCTGCTGACCGGATGTAACTCCTCCTGGTCTGGTCTCATGCTCCTTAGGCTTGCTGTTCCGTGGCTTTGGAGAGACAGTTTTCCCCTGCAGCTCTTCCAGACGTGCAATCACTGCACAAGCCTCCTGATATGTAAGGCTCTTGATGGAGTCTTTCCCTGTCACTCCGCCTACCAGCGCATGGAGTTCGTCCTCGCTTCCGGAAGCCTTGATACCAAGTGCATTGCCGATAGCATATATTTTTCTGATCTGGAATTGCTCTATTGTTCTCATCTGCCTCTCCCTTCCGGTTATTTCCCTTTTTCAGCTTCCACAGTTACCTTGATTCCTTCATCCACAATAACGGCTGCCCGGATAATTTCAATAGCCTCCTGCGGTGTTCCTTTCCATTCTGCTGCTTTCAATATCTGCAATATCCATTCCCAGTTAATAATCTCAGCAGTGAGATATGCCCAGTCACTTGCTTCCTGCTCCGGAAGCCCAGCCAGCTTTATCAAGGTTTCTGTATCTTTTTCATACTTTCCTTTCAGCTTTTTTTTGAGTGTCCGCTGAATCTTCTCGTCTGCTGTTATTGCCTTGATGGTTTCATCCAGACTTCCTTCAGTGTAATTGCCAAGAAATATCATTGCAAACAGCCTCTTGCATGGATCTGTCATTTTGTAGGACGTATCCTCCTTCACAAATTCCTCAAATACATCACCCAGCAGCTTCTTAACCATTGTCATGGAAACCGGCTTCACAGTCTCACTGTTTCCGACCACCACCTTGGAATTATTGCTGCCCCAGTAATCAATAGTCTTCTTTTTGGTATCCTTCAGGTCATCTGTTGCAATTTTCTCGAACCATGCTTTGATCTCGTCAATCTCTGCTTTGATTACGCTCTGCTGGTTGGTCAGTTCCACCAATCGGTCAGCGTTTGCTTTGATTTCTGCCATATCATTCATCACTCAAACACCTCCGCAATCTTCCCAGCGCAACTCCTGCAGATTTCAACTCCGCAGACCGTCTGTACATCATCTACCGTTCCGCAGTGGAAGCAGGTCGGCACGTGCTTGGAGATATGAATTCCCTCCTCGTCCGTTCTGATGTCAACCGGAACCCCCGGAAGAATACCGGTTTCCTGACGGATACCTCTCGGAAGAGTAATACCTCCACTTTTGGTCACTTTTTTTGTCGCATCCATCTTGTTTCCTCCTTTTTGATTTTTACTGATACAACCAGCTTATCCAGCTGATTCATGTGTACCATGTTTCCTTCGGAGAAAAGCACATAGAAGGCTCCATGAGCGTAATGGTATCCCATCACTGTCCGATATTCAGTTGTGAATTCATCCGCAAAGCCGACTTCGGCTCCAACCGGGTACCGTAGGATCGTCCACACAATCCTTGCTATCATGCTGTCCTCCTCTCCCACTCTGCATTTCATGGGCTTGTGACCATCACCTTACGGTGGCTGCATTAGGAGGGGCTTTTCGCCCCTTATGTAATTTTCCTGCCGTAGCGGTGTCCTTTGTCCGTTTTCTCAATCTTACAGATCAGTGTAAACACAGCCTCAATCTTCTCTTCCTCTGACAGCTTGTCACTGTCTAACTCGTAGATAAATAACATCCTGCCATTGTCCCTGATATAGACCGTCTGCTCTATATGACAGAGCATCTGTGGTGCCGTGTAGATTTCTCCGAACCAGCGGATATTTCCTGCCGGACTGATTGTCCTCGGCTCAAAGTACATTTCTTCTCTTAAAACCATGCTGCACCTCCTTACTTTGGCTTCGTGTATCGGTACGTGGTACCGTCTTTTCTGGTTGCAATCATAATCTTGGCTTTACCTTCCCGGATCAGGTTGGCACACAACCTTGCCTCTTCCCATCCTTTCCGAATTTCCTCCGGAACCTTAACATCTGATTTCTCGCTCATTTCTTCGCCTTTCTGATAGTCTTTGTTTTTCCACTCCTCCTCTGCAGGGCAATTCTGCTGACAATGACCATCTCCTCTGGAGTGTCCTTAACGATCAGCCACTTTTCAGAATCCAGCCCGGTATCCTGCAGAAACTTCTTTTGTGCCAGTGTCGGCTTCTTTCCATTCTTCACTTATCCACCTCCGCAATCTTTACCACTACACCATGCCTTTCACTCTCTGTAACCTTAAACCGGAATCCATTATCTTCTGCCTCTTCCTTCTTTCCAGCAAGGTACATTCCAGCTCGTAGCAATGCTGCATAATCTGTCAGTGTGGTGTAATTCCTCACCGTAATCTTTCCCGGCACCTCATCACCTCCCGACCTCAACTGTGTGTTGCATTGAAATTTTCCATCGCCCATCGGTTTCCGGTGGATTGTACCAACCTTCTTGTGCGTTCTGCCGGATCAATTCTCTTTCTGTCATTCATCCCCGGTATACTCTCAATAGCTTCTCTCATACCGCAATCCGGGCAGATATCCGTTTTATTATCCACCCTCGACAATGCCGGACGTCCAGTGTATGGTTTCCGGCACTTAGGACATACCACCATGCCTGAATCCTCCTTTTATTCAGTTTTGCCTCACTCTGCATTTCATGGGCTTGTGACCATCACCATTCAGTGGCTGCATTAAGGCTGGGGCATAAGCCCCGGCACATTGTTATCTATCCGGAAACGTGAATTTGCATTCGCATACCGGATGCCTAATGATCAGCGTTTTCTTTTTCAATCCCTCACGGTACCCTTTCATGTATGAGTAATAGTTACTCCTCTGGATACGCTGATTCCATCCTATTAACCATCCTGATATTGCAGATACTGCAACAATCAGCAGTACCAGTACCACCCCGGCTATTCCAGTATGCAAGCCGAATACAATCATAAACATAAGTGCCATCAAGATTGCACCAGCAGCTACACCGACCAAAATTGCGGTACTTCTTTCTTTAGGGTTCTTCATTTTGCATTTACCTCCGTTTTCTCTTACTTCTTGTCCTTTTTATTCCCGATATATGCCAGTACAATCAGCGTCAGGCATATCGCAGTCACGATATAACACTTTTCCATGTCCTGCCCTCCTATATGAAGCGGATTCCCATTGTATTTGCCATTTTTTCCAGCCCCTCAAAGGAAATATCCTCATTGTTGACTGCGTTATTGAACACACTCACCATTCCACGAATTCCCCATTTGCTGTGGCTGATGCTCAGAAGGTAGTCAATCTCTTTCTGCATTCCCTTCTCTTCCAACACCGGGAAGAATTTGACAACGTCTTCTCTCTGGATATCCGATGTGCGGTACCTTCCATGGAGCTTCGTGCGGTTGAACTGCTGGGCGAAAATTGCTTCCTGCTTTCCGAGCATCTTATTGTAGACTTCCACATTTCCGATGAGTACGATTCCAATACCCGGCTTTCCGGTAAATATATCTTCATCTACCCACCCTCTGATTTCTTCCAGAGTGAGGAATTTAAGATTCTGTGCTTCATCGATAATGATAACCTTATCAGTCTCTCTGAGCTTCTCCTGAATGGATACCGATAAATCCTCGGTGCGCTGGTTTTCAGGGAGTTTTAATGTCTTTGCAATCATCTTTAAAAGGCTTCTTGTTGAGCCGGTACTCGGTGTTGCTTTCACATAAACTGTTGTTGAAGGATTGTCCTGCAGGAACTTGGCTGCTGCTTTCGTCTTTCCGATCCCGGCATCCCCATCAATAACTACAATTCCCTTCTCCAGCTGGCAGTACCGGATCAGCTTGTACGCTTCCTCGGAAATGGTTGTCGGTATGTACCCGGCTGAAGTCTTGGTTCTGAAAGGTTCCGCTTTCTGCGCATTCTGTGTTTTCTCTTCCTGAATCTGAAAGAACTCCTTCAGCTTATTTTCCACCGCCTCAATATCTCCCTTATCGTACATACTTCTGCGGTACTGGCTGAGTGCTGCCTGACTGATTCCAAGAATCGGGGCTGCCTTTGCCTGACTCAAATTTTCGTCCTTCAGGAACTTCTCTAATCTCTCCTGAAGCTTTGTGTTGTACTGTTTACTCATCATTTACCTCCTCGCCTTATGGCTGCATTTCTATTCATTACATCAAGGTCTGCACCGCCAACCACTTTCTTGAATACTGGTTCTTCGTCTGCCCTCTGAACCTCAAGCAGGGATGGATTCGGTTTGCCCTGATAGTTCGCTTTGTTTCGCTCGGCTTGCTTAAGCACAAGCTCCATTGCAGTAATCTTGTCCACATCTGCCAGAATAGCGTTTTCCTTGTATTCCCTTGCGATACGCTCCAGCCTTCTGGTCTTCGCCATCGCTGCCTTGACATCATCCTTGCTGGCATTGTAGGAAAGAACTGCGGTATTGTCTGCAGGTACCGACATAATGTAACGGTCTTCCAGATCGTAAATTCTGACCTCGCTTAAATTCTCCGGATCATAACGGAAGTAAACTTTTTTTCCGAGCATCAGATGTACAAAATCATCATTCCAAAAGTCGATGCGTCCACCTCCAATATCCAAGTGAACTCCTCGCCTTGTAACCTGCTGCGGTCTAGTGCTTCTCATCAGCATGAGGTTAAGCTCCTCAGCCGATGCCACACGTTTCCGCTTCAGATGCTCGTTGAAAACATCCGTCTTGCATTTTCCCTTGTCGGCTTCCACAGCTCCGTTGTAGGCTTCCATGTTGAAATACCACTCCAGAACCGCTGTCACATACTCCTCAAATTCCTCATCCGTATAAATCTGCTCTTTCTTCAGTACGAATTTCAATCGCTCCGGCTTCTCCACCACACTTCCTCCGGTGTAGGTATTAAAAAGCCTTGAAAGGTCATTTTTAACATCCTCAAACCGTCTCTCGATGATTTTTGCCTTCGCATTCCGGACAATCGCATTTGTCATGTTAATGCCAAGTCTCTTGAATACTCCCGGTGGCTCAAATTTCTCCTCGCCATCCTTTGGTTTCTTCTTACGGTGTCCCAAGCCTCCGATATCGAAGGTCAGGAACTCTCGACCATTATCCACGTAGATGTTATCCGGTATGCCATATTTGAGGATTCCCTTCCGCAGTGCTATCAGTGTAGCCTCGGAGCAGGGATTGTATGTAATATGGAATCCGGTAAAAATACCGCTTCGTGCATCCAGAAATGCTGTCAAATAAGGTCTGTGGATGTTTCCATTCTTGTCCTTTACCATGACATCAAAGGTATGGTTATCAGCAATCCACCACTCATTGCTTTCGATATCCTCATAAATTCTGCGGATAAACGGAGCGCAGCGGTCATTGTAGGCTTTATGTCCCTCACGTCCCAGCACCTTGACACCTTCCGGCACCTCGTTGTTGAGTCTGCGGTAAAAAGCGGAATAGCTTGGAATGTCGGTGTATAAATCCGGTCTTTTTTCCTGAGCCCACATCTTGGTGTAGTCCAGGCACTTCTGGATCGGATGCTGGCTCTCATCAAGGTAGAAATACAGAAACGCCTGCCATATCGTATCATCAATGCTGCTGGTTCCCTTTTTCCATTTACCCCTCTTGTCAATGAGACCGTCTAAATCATTTTCTTTAACCGCTTTCCACTTCCGGTACAGGATATCAACAGAAATCTCTTTGTCCGGATATTCCAGTCCACATAAAGTAACAAATTTCTTATCAACATCTGCTTTGCAGGTAACTCCCGGCTTCATCCGGTACTGCTGCCACTGCTCCACAAGGCTGATCCAAAAATCAATCTCCTGCCTTTCGCTTTCTGAGAAATGGTCTACCGCCTTTTTATCCGTTACCGGCTCCGGAGTGCTTATCTCCTCCGGTGGGTTCTCCAGATTCATCTGATACCATTTCTGCTGTAGTTCCTCGTCCAGAGCCTCCAGCGGTACCAGATAGGTCTTTCTGTTTTTATCATTCAGGATTTCCTGCGCCTGAAGTTTACCTTCTTTAATTATCCTTTGAACATACTGATAACTGCATCCTTTGACCTCTGCCACCTGCTTTGCGGTAAGCATCTGTCCCATCACATCACCACCTTACAGCCTGTCATCATCAGATGCAGGAGGCTATCCCTGCATGACCGGCTTCCGCCGGTTTCGACTGTTCGCTTTTCAATTTCTCTGGTATAATCTCCGTAGGAAGGAGGTGTTTACCATGACTGATATTGAAGCATTGAAGGAATCCGTTTCAGAAAAACTCTATGCCCAAGAACCCCTTGCTCAGGCTATATTGTCATATCTGAACAATTCAGACCCTGCTGCCCATCAAGCAATACTAAATCGCTTTGATGAAATCGTATCTGCACGTATTGATTGCCTCATTCAAGAAGCCCTCGAAAACGAAGCAAATACTGAAAAATGCAGGAAGTGATTTATTTTCGGAATATATGGAGTGGAGTTCCTGCTTCCGTGTACACCCTAATGAACCAAGGTGTACACTCCGCAATTACTGTTTTTCCAAGATTGAGATGTACAAAATCTGCATCCCAGTACTCCACTCCATCAATTCTGATTCCTCTGCGAGTTACTCGCTGCCTTGAAAACGCTGTTTCCATTTGAAAGAGCTTCACACGCTTCACTCTCATCAGCCAATCGCTCTCATCCTCGGTGCATAATCCGTAATACTCATCCGTTCTGGTAAAGTGATATTCCACTCCGTAAAAGTGTTTGATCGCCATCCGGTACACTTCCCACTGTGCCTGACACCATGCCAGCGTTCTCAGTACTTCCTTATCCTCTCTATTTCTGCTCAGTGCATCATCCCATGCGGTAATTGTGCTTTCCAGTTCCCCTCCGAACTCCGTTTTCAAAAACTGCTCTTTATTCATTTTCATACGCTCCTCCTTAAATGGCTTTTAAAAACTCTTTAAAATCATCCACATCTCCATCCAGTTCCTCAATAATAGGAATGATGTATTTGTTTCCGGACTGCTTTCCGTGTGTTGCTTCGCTAATTCTTGCGTGTGGG